ATCAACAGCCAGTGGGGGTACAACCTGGAGGCTGAAGTCCTGATCCTGAACGAACTGCGCGAACCGGAGGCGAAGGAGCGCCGGGCGCTGGCCAACAAACTCAAACCGATCATTGCTGCGCCGCCAGAGACGCTGCTGATCAACCGCAAGGGCCTGCACCCCTACGAGATGCTAAACCGGGTTCAGGTGGTGGCGTTCACGAACGACCCGCTGCCGATCACGCTGCCGACGCAGGATCGCCGCTGGTTCTGCGTGTGGTCACGCGCACCGCGGATGCACCCCGACGAAGCGGCGGTGCTGTGGGATTGGTACAAGGCCGGCGGCTACGAAAAGATCGGGGCCTGGCTGCACTTGCGGGACGTGTCGGCGTTCAATGCTGCCGCCGCGCCGCCGGTGACTGAGTGGAAGCTGAACATGGTCGAGCAGGGCATGAGCGTGGCCGAGAGCTACCTGGTCGATATGATGCGCCTGCGCGTCGGGCCGTTTGTGTCGGGCGTTGTCGGCGGGCCGTTCCACAAACTGTGTGATCTTTTGGTCACAGAAGGTAAGGTTCCGGCGGGCGTCAAAGTGCCGCAGGCTGCACTGCTGCACGCCTTCAAGGAAGCGGGCTGGACGGACTGCGGGCGGCTGGGGTCGGTGGACTTCCACACCAAGCGGCATATCTTCGCAGCCCCGGAGGTCGCGAGGGTTCATTCAAAATCCGACCTTCGCCGGATGGTGGAAAACATTGATACCACCGGGGCGAAGGTGGTAGGGATTCATCAACAGCGCACCCCAAACCAGCGCGGTTGATGATGGAAACCCCCGGTGCGCCTCACTGCGCCGGGGGTTTCTTTTTGCTTGGCCCTTGCAACAGAATGTTTGCACCCATAGGATAGCGCCATGACCGAGAAAGAGATCGAAGCCTACTTCGTGAAGCGCGTGAAGGCGCTGGGCGGGTACAGCTACAAGTTCCGCAGCGTGACGCAGCGGGGCGTGGCTGACCGCATTGCCTGCCTGCCGAACGGCCAGACGTGGTTCGTGGAAATGAAGAAGCCCGGCGGGCGGTTGTCGCCGCTGCAAGAGGTATTTGCAGAACAGATGGCGACAGCGCGCCAGCACTACGCCGTGCTGTGGTCGAAGGAAGGTGTGGATTCGTGGGCCAATCGCTTCGCTTAAGACCATACCAGGACGACGCTGCCGACTTTCTGTACGAGCGCGACCGGGCGATGATCTTGGCGCCGGTGGGCGCTGGCAAGACCGCGATCACGCTCACAGCCATGCAGGCGATGCTGAACGACGGTCTGGTTAAGCGGTGGCTGGTGGTCGCACCTAAGCGCGTCTGCACGGACGTGTGGCCGGTCGAGGCACCGAAGTGGTCTAACATTACACCGGCGCTGGCGGTCGGCACCCCGGCGCAGCGCAACGCTGCGTTGGCCAGCGCCGCACCGGTGGTCGTCATCAACTACGACAACCTTGATAAGCTAGAAGATTTGTCAGGTTTTGACGGCGTTGTGTTTGACGAACTGACACGGCTGAAGAACCCCAGCGGAAAGCGGTTCAAAGCACTGGAGAAACTTATGTCTACGATGGCGATACGTTGGGGGTTGACCGGGTCGTTCACGTCGAACGGCCTTGAGGATGTGTTCGGTCAGTGCAAGATCATCGACCAAGGCTTGCTGGGCCGCGCCAAGGGCGCGTTCCTCCAGCAGTATTTCCACTGCGTCAACCGCGAGTTCGGCCAGTGGACGCCGGCGCCCGGCGCGCTGGAACAGGTGATGGAACGAATCAAGCCGGCGACGTTCGTGCTTGACCCAGGCGACTACAAGGACAAGTTGCCGCCGTGCCATGTCGTTGAGACGCGGGTTCAGCTTGCGGATCGCGGACCATACGAGAAGATGAAGCGCGACTACGTCGTCAAGTTCGGCGACGACCGCGTCATCGCTCAGAACGCCGCGTCGGTGACGACCAAGCTGCAACAGATGGCGTCAGGGTTCGTCTACAACCGCGAGGGGCCGCTGCCGGTGCATTGGTTCAGCAGCCACAAGTTTGACCGGCTGGCGGAACTGCTGGACGAGAACCAGCGCGCCAACACCATCGTGGTGTACAACTACCAGGAGGAACTGGCCGAACTGCGCCGGCGCTTCCCGCACGCCCAGACCATCGAAGACAAGGACGTGATTGAGCGGTGGAACGCCGGCAAGGTCGAACTGCTGCTGGTGCATCCCAAGTCCGCCGGCCACGGTCTGAACCTCCAGCACGGCGGCTGCCACATGGTGTTCGTGTCGCTGCCGTGGTCGCTGGAACTGTACGAGCAGACGGTCGGACGCCTGCACCGCGGCGGGCAGCGCCATGCGGTGTGGGTCTACGTGATGCTGACCGAAAAAACTATTGACGAACGCATCTGGGCGGCCCTTCACGAAAAGCGTGCCGTGTCAGACATAGCGATGAAGGAGTTGAAGAATGAACAAGGTTGATTGGCGGTCGCTGGCCGCGACGCTCACGTCCATGTCGGAGACCGAGGTCAAGCGCCTGCTGGACGACGAGATGGCGACGCGCCGCCGCATCGGGATCGTGCGCCGCCTGCACCAGCGGTACGCTATGCTGCGTAACGCGCGGGAGCGCGCCGAACTGATGGCGAGGCTGGGCGCATGACGGACGCAGTCAATCCCGACCACTACAAGGTCGGCGGCATTGAGACGATTGACTACCTCCAGGCCAAGCTGTCGCCAGAGGAGTTCGCCGGCTACTGCCGCGGCAACGCGCTGAAGTACCTGAGCCGTGCCGGGCATAAGGACGCCACGGTGCAGGAGATCGGCAAGGCTATTTGGTATTTGCAGTGCTGGCGGGACAGTCTGATTCACACAGACACACCCACGTAGAGTTGTGCGTCTCAATTGCCTTCACCGTCTCAACGGTGTCAGTCCGGCTATCATAACCAATAGGCTTGGCGATGCGGCAATAGTCACCGACGAGCGCGGTCGAACCTGTCACGCAGCCGGTCAAGACGAGCGGGATCGTCAGCGTCCATAGCGGCTTCAGCCTTGGCAACATTCGCATCAAGTTGCTCCTGTGCATCCTGACGCCCTTGCGCCTGCTGCTTGGCGTTTCCCCATTCGGTAAACACCCGGTCGAGCAGCGACAGCAAGAGCGTCAGAAGCTTGATCACTCTTCCGGCTTTTCCATCAGGAACACGGCGGCAAGCCCAGCCAGACCAGCAACCGCAGCCGAGATTGCTTCCCACTGCACGTCGGTCAGGCCCAGCGCCAGCGCGAGGCTGGCGACGCCGGCGTAGGTGCTTGGCTCTTTGAGCCGGTTCACAATCCAAGAAACAAACTTCATGTCATTCTCCTTTGGGGTATTGCTTCCACGGTAATTCCCAATGTGGGCCGTCTTTAAAAGTTCTCCAGTCACCGCCCCAGACAATCGGGACGTTTTCCTGCGCCGCAGCGGCTTTCACAATCTTGGCCAGACGGTGATACAGTGGCCAGTCCCACGACACAGTGCCGCCGATCATCGGCGCCAGATCAACGGCGTGGCCGGTCAAGTGCCGGGAGTTCAGCGTGCGGGTGGCGCCCTGCGCCATCAACTGCTTCTGCCTAGGCAACCCGCGCCAGCCCTCCAACACGGTGAAGTCCAGACTGGACAGGGTGGCAGCGCGGCGGACAACGCGCACCAGATCAGGATGCACGTCCTGCAAACGGGCGATAGACCGGGGGCCAAGGACAATGCTCATTGCGTAACGCCCATGCGTTTTCCGTACCGGAAGGTATAATACCATAGAAGGTCGATCACAACCCAGCCTTTCTGCGCTTGTACGTCAGGAAGTCCGCGCCTTCCTGCACATCCTCGAACACGCTGACCGCCGGAGCAACGCCGTTGCGCGGCGTGATGACCGTGACCACTGACTGCCCGCTGCGCTGTTCTGCGAACTGGCCCTTGAGCGCGTAGTCGTCGGACTCCTTGTAGCCCTTGGCGCGCACCAGTGTGTAGCGCCGCCCGCCAGCAAACTCGCCTTGGCCGGTGCCAAACGTGTGCCGGTGGAACGCAGCGTAGATGTCGGCGTGTTCGTCGATCATCGCCGCGCGCTTCAGGCCGTGCAACTCGTTGTACATCGAGTGGCCCTTGAAGTCGTGCCGCGCCCAGACGCGGGTGATGCCGCCGCACGGCGACGCCAGTTGCAACTTGGCGTCCCAGTCGCGCATCAGGATGCGTTCGGTGTTCATGCCGTCGAAGATGCGTTTGCCGTAGTTCCATGTGTCGTGGTTACCCAGAATCCACACCAGCCAGTTGACGCCTAGATGTTTCAACGCCCACTCGACCAGTTCCCAGCCTTCTGATACCGTGGCGGATTGTTCGCCGTACAGGCGCTCTAGCCTGCCCACCCAGTTGTTGATCGAATCACCGCCGTTGGCGCCGTACAGCCCTTCGGTTTCGGCGCAGATGCGGGCGTCACGCTCGAAGCCGACCAAGTCGCAGAACGGATCGTCGAGGTGCGGATCGCCGAACCAGCAGATGGCGTATGGCCCTTTGATCGGTATCCGCACGGTCTGCCAGGCTTGCGCCTGTGCGTGTGCGATCCGCAGCGCGTTGCGCTTCTTCATCAGCGCCAGCCGCTCTGCAAACGGCAGATCGGCTGGCGGCAACGGGTCTGCCTTGGGCGTGTCGAGCGACAGAACCGCGGCTGTCCGTGCCACATGACGGCGGCAGGCGTTCTGCACCGCCGCCCGGCTGACGTTCAGCCGAAGTGCTGCTGCGTTCTGGCTGCCGAGATCGGCGGCTAACTCAGCAATTTTGGCGTCGCCCTCTGGGTCAACGTCGTACTGATTGACTGCCATAAATAACCTTGCAAAGCAGTCTTTCAGACCGCGGTGGTTAGCTAATCTTTAGAACGATAGTGACCAGCAGCATGATGATCGTACCCGCCGCGCCAACGCCGATATTCTCCAGACGTTTCAGTCGCGCACAGATGCCGGCATACCGCAAGGCACACACCTCCTCATGCGTGTTCAGCCGCGCTTCGGTCTGGTCGATGGTCGTCACGTCAGCGCCTCATCAAGTCTGTGTTAGCGTTGGTTGCGTTGCGCGCGTTCTTGCGCCATCACGTTTTGCTGCGCGACAGGCGACAGAACGTAGAAGCCTGGGCCGCCGGGTCTCACGCCGCTGGCACTGGCCAATGCCTTTTGCGCTTGGGTGCGCGACATCTTGTTTGCCACGCCCCGCGCTGTAGCGCCAGCAGCTTGCGTTGCCAGCAACCCCATTGCGGATTCTGGTGAATACGACGCGCCGATGCCCACAAACGGAAGTTGCCCGCCAAACACGCGGGCGCTGGGGGCCAAGCGCCCCAACTGCGCCAACACATTCTGCGTGACCGTGCCGTTGGCGACCTTTTTAATCAGTTCCTGCGTTGGCTTGTCAAACTTCGACAGCTTGCGGTCGTTCTTGGCTATGCGGCCAAACTCGTCCCGCAGCGCCCGCGAAAACGACTTCGTGCTGTCCGCTTGGCTAGAAGTTCTGTTGGCCGCGTCAAAAGCGTTTTCTAACGTCTCTGTCTGGTATGCCGTTGATCGAATGCCGCGGGCTTGATTAAGGAATGCAGCCGCCGCCGCAGGGTCACCCGACGTTGTCTGCGCCGGCGTCAGATTGCTCATGAAGTCGTCGATGACATCATCCAGCGCCTTAACCATAGCGCGCTGTTCGGCGGTGCCGCTTTTGCCGCCCGCTTCGCTGTACGGAAGATCGCGGATCGAACGCCTGAACTTCTCCAACATATCAAACGATATAGGTTTGTCGGATTTTTTGGTGAACAGCCCCAACGCCTTGTTGACCAGCACGTCGGTGTCTGGGTCGTATTTCAGGCTTTGCAATTTTGAAAGCGCGGCGGATTCCAGATCGGCCATCGCGGTTGGCGCGACGTTGACGTTTGCCGCTTCCATCTGTTTGTACAGATCGGTAGACTTTTCTTTCAGTCGGGCAGCAGGAATGGCTTTGGCCTTCGGCGTAGCGGCCTTGAACCCTGCGCCGCCGCCCGCCAGACCCAGACCCAGCAGCGCCGCCGGGTTCGTCACATCAAGGAAGTTTGTCGCAATCGACGGTGCGCCTGCTGCGCCCGCGCCCGCAGCGGCTTGGCCACCGATGTTCTGGCCCATAGCGCGCATGAAGTTCCGCGCCTGGGGTGATGTTGCTTTGCTGGCCAAGGTCTGGAAAGCCTTGGCTTGGCCCGCGCCGCCAACGGCGCCGGACAGAACATCGCTAAACACCTGTTCGCCTGGCGTCTCTGGTGCGCGGGTTGCGCCCATCTGCTGATATCCACGCTGCATGGCTTCAGACGGCAGCGGGACGCGCTGGCCGCCGAACAGCGGCGCAGCAAGGTTGTAGGCGCTTGTGCCAATATCGCCGAGGCCCAAGGCCAGCACACCGCCCGCAGCACCTGGCACAGCGCCAACGCCGGCGAAGGGCGCGCCCGCCATCGCGCCCATGCTCGCGGCAGTCGCGTAGGGCAGCAGCGCGTTGGCGGCAACGCCGGCCACTTGCGTGGCTTTGTCCATACCCGTGCGCGGGGCTTTGGTGCGCGGCATTGCCTTCTCAACAACGCCCAGCCCCGCGTAAGGGTCTGCGCCGCCCTGTTCGTAAGTGCCTAGCCCGGCGTAAGGATCGTTCTGTTTCATGGCCGGGTCATGATCCTTCCGTCCGTGGTTTTCCAACGCTTGATGCTAGGATCGGCGCGCACTTGTTCCGGCGTTAGAACTGGCACGGTAGGCGTCTGGCGACCGGCAGACGCAGTAGGTGTCTTAGGCTCCATGCCGGCGCCGCGCAGAAGGCCCGGCAGCACGACATTTTTCCATGCCGCCTCTCGCACGTTAGCGGGCGTATTTCCGTTGGCAATATCGGCCATAGTCCGCGCAATCAACCGAACGTCAGCGTCGGAAATCTGCGCGCCCAACTTGCCTCTCAACTTTTCAAACGTCATGTTGTCGGCAATCGCGCTAAGTTCACCCAGCGCCGCGCGCCCCGGCGTACCTTTACCAGTTGCAGCGCCCATGATCTCGGAACCGATCATTTCCACCGCGCCGCTGGTGGACGCTTTAATCAGGTCTTCTACGCGGCTTGCGCCTGTTTCGGCGTTGTACCCGATAATTGGCAGGACTTTGCGGAGTGCTTTTTGCGTTGCGGCTTCTGCAATCGTTTGGCCGCCAGCAGGCGCAGGCGCGGCAACAGGTGCGCGCGCCACCGGCGCTGCCCGGCCCATGCCCGGCCCCGTTTCGACGTGGACGATGTTTTTGTTTTTCTCCAGCACCACATCGAAACCCTGCGCCTTGAGCGGAGACAGCTTCTTGAACAGATCGTCAACCGACTGCCCAGCAGCCGGCCTAAAATCGCGGGCGTTGTCGGACATATGAAGGCTGTTCGGAACACCGCCGACTTCAGCGTTGCGTTCTGGCGTGCGTGCGCGCCCAGTGACAACAACGCCGGGGTTAAGTTGGCCCACCAACTGTTCAATCTGCGGGCCGCGCGCTGTAACCATAGGTGCAGGGGCAGCCGCAGGACGGGGAGTGGCAACCGCGGCATTTACGGCGCGGGGGCCTGGCAGACCCTCAGTCGCAGCAGGCGCGGCTGCGTTCTGAATGGCGTAGGGCGACACAACGCCGGTGTCCGTCCGCGTGAGTGTGCGGGGCTGCGGAACCAGCCCCGCTCGCGCATCACCCATTGTAGCTTCGCTGGCCACGCCCGTAACCGGGTTGACGTTATACAGCGTGCTATCAACAACTTGCGGACTCATTTTGATTGGTTCTGGCGAAGCCGTGATCCGAAACAACTCGCTGCCAAAAGTAGGTGAGTTTGCGTTGTCGTCGATAAAGACTTTTGCATCACCGACTTGCTCGGCTTTTATATTAGGCGCGACATATTTAAGCGCGTTTCTTGCGCTTTCTGACCCCGCGATAAACTCCAACGCAAACACCTTGCGTTGGTTTGCGTCGGGCATTTTTGAAAGTTGCCCCATAACGCCTTCATATTCGGCGGGGTTCATACCAAGTGACTTAAACGTTTCAATTGTTTGCACCAAACCGTTGTCGCTGGGGTCGCGAAGAAGACCTATCAAACCGTTACCAATCGCGCCCGCCCGCACTTTGGCTCGTTCTTGATCGTCAGCGACGATCTGACGTGCTTCGCCGCGCGCAGCCCGCCCTTCAGCCGCGCGCGCGATCTCCAACTGCTGCTGCTGCGCCGCCGCCTGACGTTCAGCAGCGCGCTGCTGCGACATCATGTTGATCATCTGCGCGCCCTGCTGGATCGCAGGCGCCAAGAAGTTGCCTTGCGGTGCGCGGGCTTGAAGGGCGATTGCTTGATTGGCCATTGTCCGTCCTTAATTAGCCGCCGATGCCGCTGTACGCGCCCCGCGGAATGCGCGACATATTGTTTATTACGCCTCCGCCCGGCGCCTCCTGATTGAGATAGCCGATCTGCGCCTGCATCAGCGGGAACGACGCCGCTGCCTGACCGATGCTGCTCAGTGCGCCACCCAGTGCGTTAGCCTGACCGACGTAGCCAGACGCGCGGGCCTGCCCGGCGCCATAAAGGTTAGCGGCTTCATTCTGCCCAGCCTGACCGACATTACCCGTCATGACGTTGGTCGCCGACTGGCCAGAACCCATCAGCGACTGGAGCGGGTTCAAGCGCGCGCTGCGCTCGATCTGGTAGCGGTTGAAGGCGTTGCCATACTCTTGGCTGGCCAAGTCCTGCCCAAACCGCTGGATGCCGCGCAGCGTGCCACCTGACAGCAGATTGCCGCGCGCCGACGCGCTGCGCTCCAGCGCACGCATACCTTCCGCTTGGCGGAATGCGTAGCCTGGGTCTTGCTCGAAGTCAGTCTGGCCAAACGGCTTGGCCAGACTGCCGTAACCCGCCGCCGATGCGTCGCCGCCGATCCCCAGCAATTGCATAATCTGCTCTTGCGCGGTAAGGCCAGCTTGGCGGAACGGTTCTTGCAGCCCGATCTGACGCTCCAACGCCCGTTCGTTGGCGGCCTGCGCGTCACGCGCCGCCTGCTCCTGCGCGCGGGCGGCCTTCTTGGCGCCGCCGGCGGCGATTGCGCCGCCAGCAAGCGCGGCAGTTCCTGCGATAAGGGCGGAGGCAACAGCCATTACACCAATCCTTTTATAAATGTGCGCTCCATCGGGCGGAAACCAGAACGAGCGTACATTTTTGCCATGCGTTCTACATTCACATCATGCAACGCTATCATAAATACCGCAACCGCGCCATTTTCAACAGCCCAATTTTCGATGTGCTTGTACATACTCTGCGCCGCCCCGCTACCGCGGCATTGCGGCGCCAGCCACCACCACATCTCTTGCACGACAAAACTGCCGGGGCTGAAATACATGGGGTACAGCGCCGCCCCGGCGATCCCGACAGGCACGCCGTCGATTTCCGCCAGCAGCAACAAAAAATTGTCTTTGTCGATCAAGTTTGACAAAAACGTCGCGGTGCCGTCCGGGTCAAACGGAATGATGCCGCTTGCAGGCATGTTGGCGTGGAACGCCGCCGCCATCTCGACGTAAGCCGGAAGGTCTTCCTCGACCATAGGGCGGACTACGGTAGCCATCAGCTAATCTCACGTCCTGACGCGCGGATGTTGATTGTCAGCGGCGCAGACGCCAGCGTTGAGATGAACCCGTTCGGGTTCAGGACGTGGCCCACCAGTTCCGGGAACGTGTATGTTTCGGACGGCTGGAGCGTCTTGGTCTTCACGATCAGGTTCTGCGTGCCAGATGTATCGGCTGCCGTCACCAGGTTGACGCTGATCGACGCAGCGGACGCGCCGTAGTTGGTGGCCGTGAATTTGTCGATGATCGTCGTCACGTTGGTCGCAGTGTACTGCGTGGACTGCGTATCTTCGGCGACCTTGGCCGGGATCAGGGCTTTGGCGGTAACAGACATGGCCTATCCTTATACTGCTTCGGCGGCTAATTCGATGTCAGCCGCCGCCAAAATGGTGGTGGTGCCGATACGCCGGATACCAACATTCAGCGTTGCGTACTGAAGTGTGGTGGTGCTGACCAGCCAATTGCGTGTCGATGTCAGCGCCAGCCAAGTGTCGGTGGCTGAACTGCCGCCGCTCAACGACCCTGACACCAGGCTGGCGTACACTTCGTAGTTGGCTGCTTGGCCCGCCGGGACGCACCAAGCGTACAACAGTGTAGCACCACCGCCGTTGACGATCTGGAACGCATTGCCGCTGCTGTTAAGCTGGTACTGCGCCGACGCGGTAAGGCCGATGTTGATGCCCGTGATCGTTGCGGGATCGACCGTGATGGTCACGGCAGACGCCGCCCCACCCGACGTACCCAGCAAGGACAGCACCGCGCCGCTCATCAGGACAGCCCTGCGCCAGTGATGGCCCACACAGTCGTGTCCACCTTGACGCACGTCGCCAGGCCGTAGTTGGCCAGTGTCCGCGTGCCGGTGTTGGTCGTGCCAGCCTGCCGCAGCGTGTCGGTCGTGATGCCGATACTCTGGCTGCTGCCGCTGTTGTTGTAGATGACAACCGTCGCACCAATCGGGAACGCCGCTGCGCTGTTGGCCGGGATCGTGACGCCGCCGGTGGTGATCGAGATGTGCTTGCCGTTGTCGGTCAGCGCCAGTTGGTAGGCTGCCGTTTGGGCGTTCTGCGGCGCACCGCGGTAGCCGATGCTGGTCGCGCCAATCGTGCCAGTGGCCACAAGCACCACGTCTTGATCCAGCGCCGTGATGTCGTCGTTAGCGCCTGACTTGGCTGCCCCCAAGGCGGTGCGCGCGTTGGCAGCCGTGGTCGAACCCGTGCCGCCGTTGACGACCGCGACGACGCCGGTGACGTTGGACGCAGTGCCGGTGGTGTTGCCGTTGAACGTCACGCCCGACCCGATGGTGCCGCCGGTGATGGCTACCGCGTTGGCGTTCTGGAAAGCCATCGACCCAATCGTGACGATGTTGTCTACCGTCCAGATCAAAGCGTCAGCCGAATCGGTCAGCGCAACCTTGTACGACGTGCCGTTGCTGTACCAGATGTTGGCCTCGCCGCGGGAGTCCAAGATCACCGGGTTGGTGTTTGGCTGCGTGCCGGCGCCGGTCGTAAAGGTTGCTAGTGGCGTGGTCGTGCCGGCGGCGTAAGTGTAGACCTTACCGCCGACCAGCGGGTTGCCGGAAGCGTCCAGAAACTGCGCTTTGGGTGAAGGAGAAAGAACGGCCATTAGTAGCTCCCATCTGAGCTGATGTTGTTGGTCACGGTAAGAATGATCGACGGAACAGACGGATGAACGGCGGACGCAGCATCTGCCAGAAGGATAACCGATGTGTCGTCCACTTCCCACATCAATTCAATATAATCCCCTGCGTTCAACTCAATGATGTAATTCCACGCCGCAAGAATTTCGGCGTTGTTGCCTTGTATGCGGATTTGGCCGGCGCTGTCCGGCACGTTTACACCATTCTTACGCAGCCAAATCCAGACCAACCCGACGCCGCCGGCTGTTTTATCAACTTGCGCGGAAAATTGCACGTTATATACGTTCAGCGTATCAACGTAGATACGCGACGTAGGTGTGCCGCGGGTGACACCAACCGACAAATCAATTGTGTTGAACGTCATCGCGTAGGCAGTGTTGATAGCCGCCGCCGTCTGCGTGGTGGTGTCGTAGAACGAACCGTAGCGATGGCGAACCAACTGCGGTGTGTACGGCGGCGACACGGACAGGTTCTGGATTTCGGTCTGCAACACAGCCGCCAGCGACGCAGCGTCGCTGTCAGGGCCGATCTGCAAGTCTTGCAGCGTGAAGTCGTTTTGCCCGCTGCCGGTCAACTGAAACAGGCTTTGGAAAAACCTGAACCATTCGCGGCTGACCAACCCTGTGTTCGGGTCAACCAACTGCACACGCGGCGGCGTGATGTTGGTGATGTTGACGGGATTAGGCATTAGTGCCGCTCAACATCAGTTCGGCGTCAATGATAACCAGCTTGACCGGGTCAGTGCCAGACACCTCGTACACGCGGTCGCGCAGTTTCATCGTCATGCCCAGGCGACGCCAGATGGCGCGCTGGCCGTAGCCGCCGATCCTGCCGATAGACACCCAATGCTCGTTCGACCATGTGTGACCGCCGTCATCCGACCAGCGCAGCATAACCTGTGGGTTCGCGCCCTGCACAGACCCCAAGGAAACTTCGATAAAGTCGCCCGACTCCGTGATAAGGAAGTCGCCGCCTTCGGTCAGCAGCAGCCCGGAAAAGTCAAACGGATCATTGCCCGACAAGCCCACGCCAGACTCAAACATGATCTGAAGGTTGTGCTGCGCCGTGCGCTTCAGGTTGTTCTGGCCGGTCGGCAGCGCCCGCCACGACCGCAGCCACTTCTGCGGGGTGCCGTTGTCAGCGTAGGTCGTCAGGTCGAAGGTGTAGATGTTGGCGTTCAGGTGATCGCCGATGACGATGTTACCAAGGAAGTTGCACTGGCTGTTGCCGCGGTGACGCGAGAACACGCCTTCGTTGAAATAAGCCCGTTCGTGCCAAGCCCCGGTGGCGACATCCAGAACCCACGTCGTGTTGGCAGAGGGGAAGTTCAGGACGTAGAAGGCGTGGCCGTCCTGCTGGTAGGTGTAAGCCACCGCGTCGGACATGTTGAGGTATTGCTGGATTTGCCACTCGACCGCGTGCGTGGATACGCGCTGGCCAACGTAACCCGTCGCGCGGTAGACGATGCCTTGGCCGCGGGCGTCGGTTCCCAACCAGAACACACCGTTGTCCAGCTTGGCGATGGAATATGGCGCGACGCAGCCGATCTCGTTGAACGCGCCTTGGATGCGTGCCAGCGGAAAGTCCGCCGTGCCGGCGTTGTACCAGACTTCGGTGCTGTCCGTGCCGAACACCCACACTTCGCGGTGATCGACGATCAGGCCGACGATGCCGTCAGGCGACCCTTCGGCGCTGACGAAATCGAGCGGATCGATCTGCGTGCCGTCCAGCAGGCTGGTGACGTACAGCCGCTGGCTGTTGGGCGGGTTGAACACGAAGTAGCCGTCGAGATACCCGACCGTCACCGCGCCAGGGAAGTCAGGATCGGTGACTTGCACAAACGTGTTGGTGGACTCGGTGTAGACGAAAGCATCCGGGTTGCACGCAAAGATGATCTGGTCGCCGTTGTCGGCGATGGACACCGGCCCGCTGCCAGTGACTGACCCCAGCAGCACCGGCGTGCCGGTCAGCGAGGATAGTTTGTAGACTTCGTTGCCCGACACGACGAAGAAGTCAGAGCCTTGCGTCTGGTGCGCCCACAACCCCCGGATCGGCCCGGTGCCAACGGCCTGCTGTAGCTTCAGCCCAGGCGCGCGGTTAAGGAACGCAGGCATCTGCCCACCCTCTGGCACAACCTCTGGAAAGAGGTTCACCATGCGGGCATCCGCAGCATTGATGCTGCGGGCCACATAGCTTGAACCGAGGATGGGCGACTTCATGCGTTATTCCAGTTCGTCGTCAGCGTCGTCTGGTTCTTCCGGCGTTTCCGGTGCGTCGCACCAGTTGCAAGGTTCACCGCGCTCAACGCTTAACCATGCCTTGTCAGGCTTGCAGTAGTGCGTCCACATCATGCGCCCTTTGTCCTAACAGACCAGCTAAACGTGCGGTTAGCCGCAGCGGCGCTTGCAAGCTGAATTTTGAAAGTTGTCGAACTTACTGCTTCAACCCACCAACGCTCCGGCGTATCGCCTTGCGCGGTTGCCAAAACATCGTTGATGGTAAAGGTGGGCGACAGGCCAGGGTTAACCACAATGCTTGTTTGTGTTGATGGAACCGTTGCGGAACCGCTGTTGCTGGTGCGGTAGCCAGTGTTGTAAGAGATGTATTTGGTTGTGCCGCTGCCACCATCCAAGATTGCGCCGGTCACGTTGCCGATGCAGTTGGTGCCAATAATCTGATAATTGTCCGAAGCGCCAGCAGCAATGAAGATGCCGTAGCCTTGGTCGTTCGTCGAGAATAGCCCTGCCGTGCCAAAGTTGCCGTTGGTGACAGACCATTGCGACACGCCAGCGGCGACTTCAAGGCCGTGCTTATTGCCGGGAACAGTCTTGGAGTTGACGTGGCAGCTAACGTTTGAAAGGT